ATATTTGATGATACTTCGTATCTTTGCTATTAGGCCAAGGTGCAATTTCTAATACTTGACTTAATGCTTTTTCTAATTTATCTTGTTCAAATATAAACGGTAGCTTTTGAAAATAACGATATACTTTATGTTTCATAATATAACCTCAATTAAGTTATTTTTACTTCTTCAATCGTAACGCCGCAAACATTGAAATCCAAGGAATATCTTCTTTTGCTAATTGTTGTAAAACTTCTTTCGGATACTTACTAACCATATTCTTTAATTTCTCACCTTGTTCATAAGTCATCTTCCCGATGTTACCATATTCCTGCAAAGGTAGCTTCCTTTTTTGCTTCCACCATTTCTTTATAAGTTTTCATTAGAACATTGCTCCATCTTGTGCTTCAATTTCGTCTTTGTATTCGTCAGCAAATTCCTGTGCAACTGCTTCTCTTTCCTGTTTGCTAAACTTAACATCAGGAAATTCTTTTGCATATTTCTTTACACCGTCATCTACAAGATACTTCCATAACTTTGGAGCTTTCTTGTGGTCATACTTTCCAGACTTCATTTTCCTCTGGATGTTCTTGACAATAGGAATAAGTTTTTGTTTATACAAATCTCCATCGTTCTCAATATATAACTTGAGTTCAATAACCATATTTTTATCTACTGCTTCAACAAATGTTTTAAAGTCTTTCATTTATTACTCCCAGTTTTTAGCTATTGTGAAATTAGCGTGTGAGAACCCAAGTCTATCTACCAACTTAACAGCACCACCGTCCTTTGAATTGATCGCAACATATCCTTCTGGTGCAGTCACTTTATATCCGTCATCAGTTTTTAAAAATGTTCCAATACCCTTAATCGTTTCTAATTGAGAAACAATAATTGCTTTTGCATCTGAAATACCCAAATATGTAGCAATAGTAAAATGAACTTCTTTTTCATATTTCTTAAAAGTTTTATTAGCTTCTTTTTCTAAATCTTTAAATTTTTGTTTACCTTTGGTTGATTTCTTTTTACCCATTTCCGATACTATTCTATCTATATAATATTCTTTAAAACTTTTGACTAATTTCTTTGTATCGGATAAATGAACACCAGCTCTAATTCTTGTATTAAAAAATACTTTAAGCATTGCTGAAATAGAAAAAGTAGAACTATCTTTTTTCAAAAGATTAATAAACTTTCCAGCAAGTTTTAATGATCCTTTAATTCTATCTATTGTTCCATTAAGTTTCTTTAAATTTGATTTACTTAATGTTACAGAACCACTTACATCTTTTAATCCAGCATCTTCAAACCAAACATTTTTTGTTTTCTTAAAAATGTTTGCATCTACACCAAATGATGCAGAAAGACTATCAATAGTATTACCAGTATATTTTGTATGCCACACAACACCTAATTGTGATTTACGCATAACACTAGCTAACTCTGAATCATCTGGAACAGCATATGTTATAGTATTAGGTGTAAAAGTTAAACTTTTAATTCCATCAATTTCTTGCCTAACTAAATCACCTTTGGAGAACATAATGTCCCCCTGATAGATGCCTTTCATTCCAAGTTCTGGTAGATATTTTAACGCAACTCTTAATTTATCTGATAAGCCACCACTTCCATGATTACTAGATATATCAGCATTAGTATAATTTATCTTGGGTGTCTTATTAAAGAGTGATTTTGTTGCTACAAAAAATCTACCATTTTCTGGATTGATTCCAGCAAAAACTGCTGGAGCACCATCCCACTTCACTGTAATAACTGTTTTACTTTTACCACTACCACTCAACATATCTTTGAGTGAATTCAAAAACATTATAGCTGTCTTAGCACCTGCCACACCATTATTGATTATCTCGTCTTCGAGATGCTCCATGTGTGTATTTTTATCTTCGTTTATTAATTCTTTGAAAGATATCATATCTTTCCTAATTCCTCTAACTTACACAATGGACATTCCTTAACATCAATTGACCTGAAAGGGCAAACGGTATAATGGTCATCAGCCTTAGATGTTTGTCTATTTAAAAGGGAATTCTCACCTATTTTCTCACCCTTTTTCTTAATAACTTCTCTAAACATTTGTTTTATATCATTCATAGTACTATATATTTATAATATTTCTCCACAAGTCCTTAATTATAATTCTGTTTTACCAGAAATTCTGGTAATTTCCACTCAATTTTATCTTTATCTATACTATAATGTCCTAAAGCTCCACAAAAATTACAGTATTCAATACCTACATCATAGTCCAATGTAGTAGTATTTGCTCTATGCTCACAAAGGGTTTTCATAACTACTTCTTTTTTCTTATCCTTGCTGAACCAGCCATCAGATATTGTTAAATCTTGCATAATACTCCTCCTTTATCATATATTTATATACATTAAAATTTCCAATTTTCAACTTTTCTGCGTTCTGGTTTAATCTTTAATACAAATGGATTAGCTGATGTATTAGCTTCAGTCTTTTTCTCATAAAACTTATTACTTCCATCATTCGCTAATGCAGGTTGATCATCTTCTTCTATGTCCTCAAGTTTCATTCTTTTCTTAATGACGTTCACTAAGAATTTACTATTCATACTCAAATCAGCATAACGATTCTTTAACTGTTTAAATAGTATTTGGTTCTTACTTCCCGGATCACCATCTTTAGCAATGATAGCCATCATTAAATCTGCTGTTGCTGGAAGTCCAAAACTCTCTGATGTATTGGTCAAATCAGGGTCACTACTACCATATCCCTCACGATTTAATTGGGAACTTGTAATAATAGGAACATTACATTCAACTGCCAATCCTCTAATCTCTTCGGCAATTGACTTGATATAAATGTAAGTATTCATATTAGCTGCCCACTTGACTCTACTGGAAGCACATATATTCAAATAGTCTAATATGATAACCTTTGGTGTAAAATCTTTTTTAATTTTTAATTCTCTTATCAACGCACGAAAGTTTCCAACATGAGCTCCAGCAGTTGGATACTCTTTGATAACTAATCTACCAATATTTAATTTACTTAACTTCTTTTGAAAACTATCTTTTGGAATTATATGTAACTGGTCAATATCAATATCCATCAAGTTAGCATCAATTCTTTCTGCTATTCTTTCTTCTGCCATCTCCATTGTAATATATAAAACATCTAATCCCTGTTTCATATATTGACAAGCCAAATGTGTTTTGACTAGAGTTTTACCAACACCTGTTCCACCAAGTAATACTGTAAGTGTTTTTGGTGATATTCCTCCATTTGTAATTTTATCCAACATAGTCATACCAAAAGAAATCTTTGATTCTTTCTTATGATAAAATTCCCAACGGTCATCACCATTATCCATATAACTATGACCTACACTTTGGTCTAATGAAATAGCAAGTGCTTCTGTAAGAATTTCTGGAATAGCATCTTTAGAAGTTTTTTTATCTTTACCTTCTAAAATTGAAATACTTTCAACAATACCATTATATACTGCTTGGTCTTTTGCCCACTTCTCTGTTTCTTGAACCAACCATTCTTCATCATCTGTTTTTTTCTTATATGTTTTTAGAAGCTCTTCACAACCATTGAATGTTGTTTCATTCAAATCACTTCTATTTGATAATTTTACCGACAATGATTCTACAGTAGGTGGTTTGTTATATTCAAAAATATGTTTCTGAATTTCTGTAAAAATTATCTTTTCGTTATTGTCTTTAAAATATTCTGGTTTTAAGAAAATACCAATAACGCTTGAATAATTACCATTGTATATCAGATTCTCTAATATTAAACTTTCAGTTCTCATTTTATCCTTTTGTCAAAACATCCATTATAATCTTCTTTTCTTTTTCAACATTAATTGACAAGAATGGTTTATAGTTTCTTACCAATTTAATAAAATCTTTTGAAGCCGGATCAATTAATTTCTTTTCCATTTGTGGAAGAAAATTAAGAATAATATCAAGTGTAGTAAATGTTTCTACTGATATACTCCGTGATAAACCAAGTTTTAATATTGGAGGATGATTAACTTTTTCAGCCACAAACAAATCATCAAAAGTCTTACAGTATTCATCCATATATTTAATAATTTCCTCTATATCACGTTTCAAATGAAAATGAAAATTATTCATTCTTTCTTTATATTCATCATATAAATCACTATCAAATATAGATGGATATGTTATATCATTTGTAAACTGTGACAAATAGAAAAATATTAAATCTTCTTTATGTTCAAATGATTTCCCAAGATTATCAAAAATTGTTCTTTGTGCTGAGAAATTACTATTACGTTCATACTTATTAAAATGCCTTTCCATTGAATCATAAGTCATATTCAATTTTCCATTATACTTGAAATAATCATACTCTCTAGTAAAATGGGCATTGATGGCTTGATATGTTATCCACGCATTAAATGTCTTCTCGTTGCTTGTCATTGTTGTCATCCACGGCTCCTTTACTACCATAATTAAATTCTTTAAATACAGCTTCTTCAAGTTGTTTCATTACATCTTCAGTGAAATACTTTTCTGGGTCATTGACTATAGTTTTTTCAAATGCTTTCCCAGATGGTGTTTCAAATCGTGTAGACACTTTTTTGAAGATATCATACTTTTCAGCAATAGTAACTAAACCATAATACATATCTAAACCCTTTTGATAATCCAACATCATTTCAATAACTGATTCTTCTTTAGTCATTCTACCCTTGACTAGTTTTGCTTTGATGATATTACCAATAACATTTGTTCCATCTTTATTCTTTCGTTTACCTAATGTAACAATAGTTGATGCGGCATACTTGATTCCACCACCACCAGAAATTTCTTTCTTTGGAAACATACTACCAATAGAATCGTATGTATGATTAGTAATTATCAAAGGAATATCATGCTTAGATAACATTAATGCTAATGTTCTAAATGTTCCACGAATTAATGGAGCTCGAGTCATATCTCTTTTATCACTACCAGAAGCAACATCACTGGTTTCTTTCATAGTAGAAAGATTGCCAAGTGAATCTAGGAAAATCATTATTTTACCTTTTACTCGTTTACTATTTTCAATTACTTTTACACATTGCGTTCTAAATTCTTCTACTGTAGCTACTGGTAATACTACAACTCTATCAGTATCTAATCCTCTCTCAGCAATAATATCTTGTGTTAGAGCACCTTCACTTTCAAAATACATAACAGCATTTTCTTTATTTTGTTCAAGAAAATGTTTAGCAATACTCAATGTAATAAATGTTTTACCAACAGATTCTGAGCCAGCAAAACAAGTTATTTTATTGGATGGTACTCCACCATACATTGAACCCGATAACAACGCATTTAAAGAATACGATCCAGTACCAATAAAAGTATTGCTATCCCCAACAATACCAGAGGATACAACCGACGCAAGATCATTACCACTCTCCTTAATTAATGTTTTTAAAAAATCTTTAACTGCCATTATTTACCTCCTCAAAAAAATGATTCTAAACTTCCAGTATTTTCACTCTTCCATCCAATAGCATTTAATATATTCTTAACAGGCTGGAGAAATGACTTATCAAATTGTGTATCATAATCAATATATTTTTCTAAATTAAATTCTTTTGGTAAAATAGACGAAACAGCAATTACATTCTCACCAATTCTATTTGGCTCTTTGAGATATGCAAATTTAATCTTATCTCCATCACGAATTAATTCATATTTGTTTGTGAGTTTTAATTCTTTTAAGAAATGATTGTAAAGCAAAACACCTCTTACATGAATTGGTGTAGCTTTAATGTAGATATCCTTTGAAGACTTATACTTGTCAAGACCACGAACTGATCTTGGAAATGCTATATCTATAAAATTCAATTTCTTAAATACATTACGATAATCATCAATACTCTTTATAACTGTTTTTTCATTTGTAGTAATAATAGTTTTAATCAACGAATGTAAATTATCCCGACACCATTCTGGTGTTGAACTTCTTACACTTTCAAGTCCCATTATCTTTAACTTGGGTTCTTTGTATGATACACCCTCATTGTTGTAAACATTAAGAATGTATCTTTTTTTTGCTGTCCATATACCCTTATCAGCAATTACTTCACGTTCCATGAACATTTTCTGTTCATAACCATTCACATACGAATGAAGATTTTTATAACATAAATTAATATACGGTTCAATTTTATCTTTACAAATCGTATCCAAGAAGGTGACGATATTAGAAGTCGGTGTTCCTTCTTGAAACACATTATTAACCAACTTATTAAATGTGATGTAAACGCTGTCTGTGTCTGCTGCGATAACATAATCAGTGTCCTCCGTATTTAACAATTTATTGATATATATATTTATATATTTTTCAATCCATTGTATAGATAACTGACCTGACATAGTAATTGCTTCTGCTAAATCAGGTGAATAATAAAGAAAATATTGATTAGCACAAGCACCATAGGCACTATTCAATAATATTTTCTTTGACATTTGAATATTATTATACTTAGCTATATTATTAATTACTTTTTGTTTATCCTTATAATCACCACTTTCTAATTTTTGTTGTTCTTTCAACATTTTCTTCTTATATACTACTCTATCATTATACATCTTATTCATTAATTGTGGAAGAAAACCTTGTTCAACAGTTTTAAAATGAACACCATTTGGTGTTAATGTTATATTCTTTTCTTTAAGATAATCTGTATCTAACTTTTGTTCTAGTAATCCTTTAACACCAATATCTATTGAATTATTACAAACTACTCCCTTATATAAAGTTTCAGGACTTATATTGTATTGTTGAATTAGATGTGGATACAAAGAATTCAAATCAAAACTTACAACCCAATTGTGCATACCAACATGAGGATTCTTAACATAACCACCTTCAATTGTTCTTGGTTCACTATCTTCAGATTTAACTGGAACGGCTATATGTTTTTCTTTGAGAAATCTGTATATAATAGACTCCCAAGTTTTAACTGGTGAAAAAACATCTTCAAAATTAATACCAGAATCATAGGCCATTGTAATTACCAAATCCATCAATTTCATTTTATCATCAAGTTTCTTAACAATTTCTACATCTCTAATATTGTAATTGATGAACTTTTGATAATCTGTTTTGTATAATTCATAGCCAGGAATTTCATCTTGGTCTTTTTGTAATCCCAATTCAACTTTACCAATATAATCTAACCGATATGATTCACGAACTTTGTAAGTATACTTTTTATACAAATCAATATAATCTAAAACAGAAACACCAGTAATTGAATATGTTTGATTTTCTCTACCAGCTATTCTTATATTTTTTTCATATATATTCTTTATTGGTGATAAAAGTTTTGAAGATAAACCAAGAAATTCTAATCTATTAACAATATAAGGAATATCAAAAAACTTACAATTCCATCCTGTTATAATATCAGGAATATTATCCTTCCACCAATTCAAAAACACTTCCATCATTTCGTGTTCGTTATCACACTTAAAATAACTTATAGATTTATCTGGTTGGTCTGGTATATAATCACCAGTTCCAAATGCATAATATTTATCTTGTAAACTACTATAAATTGTAATTGAAGTTATTGCCGAATTAGCCGTACGAATATCAGGAAAACCATTATCTATAGATGTTTCAATATCAATATTATAGATATTGATCTTTGTAGAATCCCATTTAAGTTTGGGATATGTTTCTGTTATGTATTGGGATACATAATTACGAGTACCACGAATAGAATAATTTACAGTGCCATCATAAGAATCAACAAACTCTCGACAATCTTTAATTGAATCAAAAGTATGTGACCCAAGTGGTTTATTGTCTAAGCTCTTAAAATCGGATTTATCTTCTGGTGCTGGGAGATATAAGGTTGGTTTAAAATTAGTATAACCCGAATATGTTATTCCCTTATTATCAATTTCACGGGAATATATTCTATTGCCAACTTTAGCTACATAAGTATAAAACTTCATAATATATATTATAACAAAAAAGGTTCAAAAAGTCAAGGAACTATTAGGGTACTACAATGCCACTACCAAACGCTCTATTGTATTCATTGGTGATGACTTTACTCGGTGTGGCCACAAGTAAAATTTGTTCTTCTTTTAGTTGGAATTTTTTATCCTCTGAATAAGGCATCCACGGACTGAAGGCTATCTTTTCATTATTCACTGGAATCATTACAACTGGGTTACTGATTGTATTTGTTGCTTCGTCAAATTCACCTATTAATTCTTCACCACTTGTCAATTTTACTATTTTAACATTCACTTTTTCATACTCCTTTAAATCTACATTATTAATAACATAATGAGAAGATACATTACCAGTTACACCAATTAAAAATGTTTCTAAACCCGTGCAACCGATTAAAAATAGACTACTTAGTAATATCCATCTACTTAAAAATATCATCTTTTATTTCAGTAGCCTTACCTGATTCATTAGTTGTTCTCATTCCAACATTGCCAATACTATACTTAGCTTGTAAATCCCATTCTGGTTTTTCACTAAATGGTAAAATCTTCATTTGTCTAATAGAAACTGTTGGTTGTGCTTTTTCTGGAATTACAATTTCAACTAAATCCCATTCATGTAAAAGATTTACAACGGTATTTCTTCGTTCAATATCATTCTCTGAAAGATTTGTTGGTTTACCATCTAAAGCAAACAATTCTTTGAAGTGAACTATATAATACTTACCTTGTTTGTGAAGGATATGGCAGGATTGATATAACTTCTTTTCTCTTCGTGAAGCTATCCCAATTCGTGTGAGGGTTTCTTTAACTTTCAAAAAATCATCATCTTCTTTCAATCGAACTTCAATCATATCTTCCATAGACCATTTAATAATATCTGTCATTATATTGTCCCTTTCAATTCAATAAATTTATAAAACCATTATATATATTTATAAGATTAGGACATACCACCTTTATTCATTTTACTCTTTATATATTCTATATCACCATCAGTAAGAACTGATAATGCTGTTTCAGCTTTAGAATTACTATACTTGAAAAACTCTTTGACTAATTCTATATTTTCAAGTTTCTTTCCTTTCACCCAAAACTTTCTTGGACGTTTCTTCTTCGGAATAATACTATGAAGGAAATCGTAATGTAATTTCTTTTCAACATCAGGATATCTATTTATTGCATTAACGATATGAATCAAGTCTGGTTGATAAGACATTGAGCGATTAATAAGAAATTCTTTATAATCTTTTCGTTGTTCAATATCAACATCATAACTTTCTTTTACCATCAAGTCATTCGCATATTCAAAGGGATTCATTATTCCTCCTCAGGTGGTGAATCGGAACGATAATCTTTAAAATGTGCTGTTAATGATTTATCATTAGGGTCCCAATTAACACCCTTTAAATGTCTTAAAGTTGGCTTCTTTATTTTTGGTTTTGGTTGTTCCATTCTTTCTTTAGAAAGTTCACCACCATGTTTTCTCATAAACTCAGCTTCATCACGCAAATCTTGCATCATTCGTTTATGTTCATCTTCATAATATCCTTTTCTATGTTTATTCATCCGTTCTCTAAATGCATCTACTCGTTTATCTTTTTCGTCACGTTCTTCATCGTTCCGTTCATCATGTTTTCTTTTTCTTATTTTTACAATATCCTCTTTCGTTAAATCATCTAAACTATCCCATTTCCTCATTAAAACTTTATTTAAATTATCATAAATCATATCATACAATTTTTCATCTTCAAGTGATGCGGCCAATGCTAAAACAAGAGAAAATGTTTTATTCAAATCTTCAACATCTCCTACATAACCATTTTCAGTTTCAGACATTTCACGACTAACAACTTCAATAGTCCCATCAGTACGAACAACTAAAGCACTATCATTAGTATTCAAAATTAAATGTATTTTACCATTTTCATCTGGTTTTAATTCATCCACGGGTAATACCTCCTTGTTAAGTACTTCATCATATATTTATACATTTTTCAACATGCAAAGAAATATGGATTTTCAATTGTTTTAAAATTACCTACAATACTTGTCTGTTTATTTTTTAAATGAATTCGTAACATAGTATTATCAGGAATAGTATAACAATTATTAAACTCTGTAGATGAGATATTCATATCAGTATCCATAAAAAGTGGACTAATTTCATTTCGAAACACAATAATATCCTTTTTATTATACCATAAACAAGAAAATGACCCATCTATATTATTTGGTTTACCATTTTCTATTAAATTATATAATAATAGTAATGTATCCCAATCACCGTTATATTTTTTTTGGAGCTCCTTAACACAATCATTCTTTATAATACCATTATGCCATAAATAATGACCATCAAGCACCGCAGGATGTATACTGTCCTCCTTTTGAATACCTGTAGGTGCCTGTTGATGAACAATCATGTATCCTGACGGAATATTGTGTTCAACGACATTTAATGAACCTAAACCTTTATGACTATACTTAATAGTATAAGTTTCTGGACATATTACAAATAATGAATGTGAATGTTCACCACGATATCTATTAAGCTCTGCTAATTCTTCTATTTTATTAATATCATACGAACCAATAATAGAACACATTACATATCTCTCCAAGGTATATTAATTTGATAATCAATCGGATCTTTCATACCCATTTGCATAAACGCATTAATCCTTTCAGAACAAGACGGACATTTACCACAACTCTTTCCATCCTCATCTGGATTATAGCAAGTTAATGAATGTTTTAAAAGTTCGATAGAATTCATCCCTTCACATATTTTAAGTTCATCAATTTTAGAAAGA